CATTCAATCCAATTGCAGTAATTGGAAATACGTTCAACGGAGTTACCACAGGTATTGAACTCGCATCAAGTGCTGGAAACGTAAAGATCTCAGGAAATAAGTACACAAACTGCACCAACACAATAGTGAACGGCAGCAGTGCTCTGACTAATGAGATTGGAATAGATGAAGCGTATGCTTGGATCGCTTACACTCCTACGTTGATTCCAGGATCTGGCACACTGACAACAGCGACTATTGCTGGTAGATACAGGCGTTTTGGCAACACGCTGTTTATTCGTGCGCTGATTGACATAACAACCAACGGCACCGCTGGCACAAACCTTCAGTTTACACTTCCTAATTCTTGGACAACTGCATTTCAAGTTGCGCCAATGGTTGTTCGCGAAAATGGCGTTACTGGAGTAGCTGGATCAGGAGTGGCTACTGGTAACTCCATTTTTGTGACAAAGTATGATGGAACATACCTTGGAGGAAATAGCTATAGCATCAGTGTCGCTGGCATCATCGAACTATGAACCACCTCGCCCATCCAGTCATCGCACTCGTCATTCAAGCCATCATTGGTCTTGCCAGCGGTGACTGGTGGACTGGTGCTGCTGCTGGCTCGTTCTACTTCGTTGGGCGTGAGTACGCTCAGGCTGAATATCGCAACATCGAGGAGAACTACGATGGCCGGCGAAGGAACATGCCTTACTGGGGCGGTCTAGAGCCCAGGGCGTGGACCATGAAGGGTCTGCTAGACTGGATTCTGCCTTCCCTCACAGTCACCGCAGTGGCACTGTTACGCTCATGGATTTTCTAAAGAAGATCATTCCGACGATTGCTCACCTTTTGGGAGGCCCTTTAGGGGGCGCTGCCGTTGAGGTCGCGGCAAAAGCATTGGGCTTGTCTGATGCTACTGCTGACAAGGTCCAAAAAGCCTTAACCTCTGGCAACCTCACAGCCGAGCAGATTGCCGCCTTGCAGGCTGCCGACATGCAGCTCAAGACCCGCATGGCCGAGTTGGGTATTGACGCCGAGAAACTGGCTCAGGAGGACAGGGCGAGTGCTAGGGCGATGCAGACGAACACCGGCAGTTGGGTTCCTGCGGCGCTGGCGTGCAGCGTCACCGTGGGCTATTTTTCGATTTTGATTGGCCTAATGAGTCACCGACTGGAGCTTGGCAACTCCGAGGGATTGACATTGTTGCTGGGATCACTGACAACCGCATGGGGGTCCATTGTGGCGTACTACTACGGCGCCAGTCACTTCCCACAGGGAGGAGAAAAGAAATGAGCATCACACCCGGCAACCTCTCGATGCTGCTCGCTATTGCATCCTCCATTGCACCGGGCACTTGGGCGCTTGTTGCTGGCGTTACTGGGCTGGCTGTGGGATTCTTTGGCAAACAATTTTATGACCGTTCTTCCCGTGCCAACGATACCAGCAATGCAGGCCCGTTACCTAGGCGCAACGCCGCCCGCCGGGCTGCAAATACTAGCAAACGTAAAAAGAGTGCTCCCCCCAGCGTCGATTGACGGCGTGGGTCTGCCGCCAGACAAGATCATGCCTTACTCTGGAATCTACGATGAAAATGGAAAACTCCCCACAGTACCAGGCCCGGGAACCACTTTTCTTGCTCATGCATAGCCGCCACATATTTGACTTGGCGACGGTGAACCTTGCCAATGTAGGCGCTCTGGCTCTCTCGCTTAGTGAAGCAGAGCAGTGGATTCGGGTGGCGGGATGTTTGCTAGCGGGAGTTTTTACGGCGCTCAAAATCATCGAGACAATACGCAGCCTTCGCAAATAGCGCATGGCAAACATCACCCGTAGCTGGAAGCGATTCTTGGCCGTCGGGTGTTCGCACGGGCACCACGCCGACCAGCAGCTCCTAAAACGTGTGCTGGCGTTCAAGTCACGTTGGAAGCCGCACACTACAATTCATCTTGGTGATGCTATCGACCTAGCCTGTCTTCGCCAAGGGGCGGCTGGAACCAGAGACGAGAGCGCAGACCCTGAAAGCGACCTGCAAGACGGACTCGCCTTTCTCCACCAGCTTGAACCCAAGCTGTACTTCTTGGGCAACCATGAGGCTCGATTGAACACGCTGATGGAATCGCCAAAGGCCATTGTAGCCGCATTAGCGGGCCGTGTGATGGGCCAGATTACAGATCAGGCCAAGCGTATGCGGTGCGAGGTGATCGACTATAATTTCCAGAATGGCTGGCGCCAGATTGGTGACTGCCTGCTGGGCCATGGTTATATGGTGAATGAGCATAGCGTGAGGGATCACGCAGAGGCCGTGGCCGGGGGCACTGCCAGTAAGGTGGTGATCGCTCACCTACACCGAGTACAGCAGGCAGAGGGGCGTAACAGGTCGCATCCGACTGGGTATTGCGTAGGGTGGCTGGGGGACGTCAACCAGCTTGGCTACTGTGCAAACCGCAGGGCAACCACCAGTTGGTCAAGAGGATTTGCTTGGGGAGAATACTGCGATTCAGAGACTGTGGTTTGGCTTGCTAAGGAAACAAAGGCAGGTGACTTTCGTTTGCCAGTATGAAAAGCACGTTACTTGAACTGTTGAAATATGAACTTGCTGGAGAACCTGCTCCAGCGGGCTGGTACACCATCAACGAGCTGATGGACAAACTCGGCGGGAAACGCACTGCGGTTGAGAATCTGGTGCGTCGTAAGCAGTGGGAGGTTCGCAAATTTCGGACAGTAACACGGGATGGCAAGATGTATAATGCCAACCACTACCACACTGGAAAACTATGACCGCTCAAGAAAAGCAGGACTACTTGGAGAAGGTTGCGTCTGATCTTGGCGAGCATTTTGACTGCGTTCAAATCTTGGCGCACGACTCAGACACCGACACCTACCAGACTTTCGAGGCTGGCTCAGGGAGCCTGTTTGCTCGTCTGTATCAGGCTATGAGGTGGTCAGAGGAACCAGTGGACGCACTAGAGGAGGACGATGACGAATCTATCGAGTAAAGGAATACAGGCCATAATCAACTGGGAGACAGGAGGTGAGTCGTATTACGACAAGCATCCTGAATGGCCTGGTGCAGAGTCTGGCGTGACTATCGGTGTGGGTTGGGATCTGGGGCACACTCCCGCAACTGAGACTAGCCGGGCTTGGTCGCCTCACTTGAATGCCGCAACATTGGCTCTACTTGTGAGCGTTTCAGGGCGCAAAGGAGAGGCTGCTAAAGAGGTCTTGCCACATGTCCGGCACCTTACAGTCCCATGGGCATCAGCACTTTCTGTGTTTGAGAACGTCACGCTCCCTGGATGGTACATGAAGACGCTCAGGATCTATCCACAGATGGTTGACCTGCCCGGGGACTGTGCAGCGGCACTCGTCTCTTTGGTCTTTAATCGTGGATCGAGTCTCAACGGCGAGCGGCGCAGGGAAATGTGTAACATTCAAGCACTTCTGCGCACTGGCAATTTAAAAGAGATTCCTAAACAATTTCGCGAGATGAAGAGGCTGTGGCCTACGCTTGAGGGACTTAGGCGGCGTAGAGTGCAGGAGGGTGACCTCTTTGAGGGCGGGCTGGTTCCTGCTGGCGAGTAACGATTTCCCGGATGGTGCGCAGGGAGAACCTGCGACTGGGTGCAGGGGTGCTTCCACATGAAACAAAGGGACTTACGTTAAGGACTGAAAAAAAGAGTACGTTTTTTGTTGCGCGTCTGATCTGCGTACAATACGCATATCTCTGCAATGAAAACACCGACACTGGACGTGACCAGCGTGGTGAAGTTCCTCGGAGGACGCATCGAGCTTTACAGAAAGCTCAGTGTGGCCGAAGTGGACCTCTCCCACCGCACAATCGACAACTGGATCTACCATGGGAGCATCCCTATGAACCGATTCATTGAACTCGTGGCCGTAGCTAAGGCTAACGGTCTTAAACTCAAGCTGGAGGACCACCTCAATTATGAGCGCCCACAATGAGTTTCCGTACAGAAGAGATGCCAGTAAAAGGCATACCACTCCTCCCAATGAGCTTGGGATGTACAGAAATCCCCCGGCTCAGTTGCCAAGTGCAATCATCGACCAAATAGACGGTCAATTAAATGGCTTAGGGGCAATGAATGTAGCCTGTCAAAAATGGCTTCTAAAAAACAACTTGGTTGGAAAGATTAAATGGAACAAATGAAAATTAGACACTCCTCCCTCCCTAAGCTGGCGCTCTGCGGCCAGTACGAAGGAACTGCAGGCAACAGCAGTGCAGCCTCCCGTGGTACAATGTTAGACGGCGTCTTTAGGGACGCTTGGGTCACTGGCGAACTGCCTCGTGAATTGAACGAGGAAGACACAGTAGCAGTCCGCTGGGCACTGCATCAATGTTACCTGCTCAACGGCGGTGCAGACGGGCTAGAGACTGCGGATGCCAAGTGCAAGATCCAGACTAGCGGCCTTGAGCACATGGGCACTGCTGACGGCATTGCTGTGCGTGGCAAATGGCTCATCGACCTGAAGTCAGGCCAAATCTACGATTATACAGGGCAGATGGCAGCCTATGCTTTGGGGCTGATGGAAATCCATTTCGAGCAGGAGTGGACGACTCATCTCCTGTTTTGTGACCAGCAGAAGGTAGTGACTCAGTATTGGACCTACACGAGTGCTAGGGAGACTGTGCAGCGAATCTTGGACAACGTAGGGACGGCCCCTGTTCAAAATGACTACTGCAACTGGTGCGCCAAGAGCCTGACTTGCCCTGCTCGTGTTGCCAGCAAGGACTCTGCACTGGTCACTGTAGCCGGGTTGGCTCCTACGGTGCAGGACGAGGCTTTCCTGTCGCTCCTTAACGACCCTGACAGGCTGGGCCAGTTCCTCGCAGCTTGCCAGACGCTAGACGATTTCCGCGACGCGGCAAAGGAGAAGGCCCGTGGGCTCTTGGAAGCTGGCGTGCAAGTACACGGCTGGCGATTGCAAAAACCACGCGCATCCGAGTACATCGAGGCCGAGCACCTCGCCCAAGCTGTCAGCAACGGCGTGATTGGTGCAGGCGACGCGATCCGGGCGCAGGGCTCGATGAGCGCCAAAAAGGCCGAGGCTCTCTGGAGTGCTGCGGGTGCAGTGCTGCCCGATGAGATTGTGCAGCGCAGGGTTGGGCAGGCTCCACTTGTACAGGCAAAATGAGGACCACAAAACTACGCGACCTGATTCCTGCGTACAAAAACTTTAGGTTAGTTAGAAAACCACAAAGTAGAGATCAAAAAAAAGCAGCCCGAGCAGCCCGAGCAGCAAAGGCACGGGCTTTGCGCAAGCGCTGTGAGCTAAAAGCATGAGCACTCAAAACTACATCGCAATTGACCCAGGCGTGGGCGGCGGGATCGCTTACGTCGACACCGACGGCAGTGCTCAGGCGTTCCCTATGCCTGCAACGCTGCATGACATCAGTAAAGAACTACACCTTCTTTCACGATCCTCCTTTGGGCCTGTGACAGTCTTCCTCGAAGAACTGCCCAAGTTCGCAGGCAAGATGTCAGGTAGCAGTATCGGAGTCATGTTCCGAAATTACGGCAGAATCGAAGGGCTGTTGGCAGCCTTTGAAGCCCGTATCGAGTACATCCCTCCCAAGAAATGGCAGACTGCACTTGGCTTGGGCGAGAAGAAATCCCATGGCCCCCGCTGGAAAGCTCATCTCAAAGGCAGGGCGCAAGCTCTGTACCCAAACCTGTCAGTTACCCTAAAAACCGCAGACGCTCTCCTCATCCTTGAGGCCGGGCTAGCAATGAAAATCAAATGCAACTAATACCGTTCGATCAAATATCACAGATGGCTAAGGCCATCGCTGAATCCAAACTGTTCGGCATTCAGACTCCTGCTCAAGCCCTTGCTTTGGGCCTCCTGTGCCAAGCCGAGGGACGCCATCCCGCTGAAGCAGCCCGCGACTACCACATCATCAACGGCAAGCCATCCTTGAAGTCTGAAGCTATGCTTGCACGATTTCAACAAGCCGGCGGGAAGGTGGACTGGCACGAATACACACACGAGTCTGTGTCAGGTACGTTTAGCCATCCCCAGGGCGGCAGCCTTAAGGTGTCTTGGACGATGCAGGACGCTACTAGGGCCGGGTTGACAGGAAACCCGACGTGGAAGAAGTTCCCTCGCCAGATGCTCAAGGCTCGCTGCATCTCTGAAGCAGTGCGTGGGATCTTCCCCGGAGTCCTGTCTGGCCTTTATGCTCCCGAGGAGGTGGGCGAGTTTACGCCAGTGCAAGCAGTGACTGAACCTGAGCCGCTCCAGATTGAGGCGCCCAAGGAGGAGCCTAAACAGGAAGTGCCTGAACAGATCAGTGCAGTCAACCTGATGGACCGCCTTCTCGCTGAGAAGTCAAAGGCCCAGAAAGACAAGGTCACTGCCGGCGCCATCAAGCGTGGCTGGATTCAAGAAGGACAGACATACAAGGATCTGCCAGTTTCCATCCAGACCCAAGCCGTAGCTTTCCCTGAGAGGTTCTTTGCCGCTTTCGGAATTTAACCCCAAACCAACAAAACCATGCCATCCGTAAAAATCGAACTAGGTGAACAGAAACAAGGAATCGAAGCAGGTATCCACCTCGCTAAAATCACAGACGCAGTCGAAGCCATCAGCAAAGCTGGCAACGACATGCTCAAACTCGAAGTCGCAGTTGGACCTCTCAAGTTCAATAGCTGGGTAGTCTTCACAACCAAGAACAGCCGCAACCTGGCTGACTTTGCTGAAGCAATCGGACTGAAGGTCGAGGACGGGAAACCGTTGGCTGTCGAGATCGACGATTGCGTAGGTAAGGTCGCAAGGGTAGAACTTGGGCCAGGTAACAAGATTTCCGAGAAGACTGGCAATGCCTACCTTGAGATCAAGCGGTGGCTGCCGCTCGATTCGACAGATGTGAGCGGGGATGAAATCCCGTTCTAGTTGACCTATCGGGGGGTGCGCATCCGACCACGCACACACTTTACAGGGACAAGGCCATGATGAAAGCAGACTTGTTGGAGGCAGAGAGGATTGCAGAGGAGTTGTTGAAGGTGGACAGGGACTTTAAGAGGACTGGGCAGGGAGGATTGAAGGTGGACGGGCTGGAGGGGTTGACGTTGGCAAAGGCAGTACAGATTTTTCAGGGAAGACTGGAGGCGAAGCCGCTCTCTAGCATGGCGCGAATACAGCGCGACTTAGAGGCCACTCTCTAGACAATGAGAGAGCCAAACATCCCGCAGGCTGAACAAGCCGAGCGGGCAGTGCTGGGGTGTCTACTTTTTGCGCCATCCCTTGCACTGCCGACTGTCGCCGCTACTGGCATAGCCCAGGGCGACTTCCATAATACCCAGTTCGGGGCGATCTTTACCGGCATCCAAGACTCTGCCCGGGCGGGCCTGAGTACAGATCCTATCGTGCTGTTTGCCCGGCTTGCCAAGGCTGGGATCCCGTACAGCATCCTGTCCGACTTGGCCTCAGGGATGCCGTCGCTCGAACCGCTGCCGAGCTGGTGCGAACTGGTTCAGGATGCAGCACGGCGCCGGGAACTACTCACTGCACTCGCCAAGGCCACCCAGTCTATATCGGCTGGAGAGACTACAGAACAGGTCGTAGCCGGCCTGAGTGTG